ATGCCACCGAAACTTGTCTGGTCGGAACCACGTGACATCAGGTTGAAGCGCATGCGGAGCGAGGGAATTTCCTGGGACACGATTGCCGACGAACTTGGGATTAGCCGTAACGCGGCGCGTGAGCGGGGCCGTCGTGTGGGCGCTCGTCTGCCGCCGGCGGATCACGTCGCTCCGCCTGAGGACGTTGACCGCCCTCCGCTGCCGCCCGGCCATCCTGTCAGTTGGGGGGTCCTGATCGAGGGGACCTGTCTTGCTGGCACGCCCTATGACGTGTTGCCCAGCCAACCGGATGTGTCCTTGTCCATCGGCCTCAGGTTATGAAAAGGAACGATATGTTGCAACAGATCGATGTTGGGGACTACTCGGGAACGGTTGACGCGGACTTAGTGATTGTCCGGCTGGAAGAAGCGGGTAGCACATTGCTGGCTTTGCCCGGAACGGGTTTCAGCACCACAATGCGGGCTGGCTCCATAGAGATCCTGCGAGCGGCCTTGGAAAATTATACCTGGGACGAGAAATCCGTGCGGCCTGCCGTGCCCTCCGCGGCTCGGATCAGTCGGATGGATCAAGCGATGCAATGGATTTCGCTGATTCCACAGGATCGCTACATGCTACGTCGGATCGTGGGCGCGCGTTCTCTGGTCAACCCGGTCACCGAGCGGCATTTGTTCAGTTGGCGCCGCCTGGCAGGTGTAATCCGTGCTGATCATAAGGCGGTGCAGAGATGGCATGCGCAAGGGATCGATTTGATCGTGGCCGCGATCAACCGTGGGTTGATAAAGGCATCCGTTTGATAGGCAAAGAGGCCTGGTGCAGGTTCCCTCTGGCCCATTATCAGTCAAGGTGTCGGCAAATGACAGTGTGAGTTGTCCGTGACAGCACGCAGCAGAGTCAGGGTGCCATGAATGCTGCTCTGTTGTGATATTAAACCGGTGATGACGATGGCACCGTCGTTTGGCGCAAAACTGAATTGGCTGCCGCGCCGATTGAGTGTTGCGGCAACAGTTTGGCTACAGCTGACACCGGTGGCGGCGATAATCAGATCGGTCCATCTTCGGTCAAAACCAGGACCGGCCGATTGGCTGGCTCAGGCCCCAACCAGTACCGATGATAGGGGGGGTGCTGCTGCCAGCGACGTTTTCAATCGTACGATCACTGTTCGTATTCAGGCGCGGGTGAGTGTGACGCGAGCTACGCCCCGGCTCAGAATGCCGAGCTCGCGGGCGGCTGCCTTGGACAGATCGATGACGATCATGCGAGAACCTGGACGGTCATTTATTGTAACGACAACGGATTCAGATGAACCTTCCACCGTCACCCGCACGCGCGTTCCTATCGGCAGCCACGGATGGGCGGCCGTAAGCGCATTCTCATCGTAGGGAACGCCGCTACTGGTGCGTCTGCCATGCCAAGAAGAGCCGTACCAGGAGGCTGTCCCCGATGCGATTACATCGCCGACCGTTCCGGTATCTATACCAACCACCGTAGGTTGTCGGATTGGAGTAGTTGTGCGAGCGAAAGGTTGTGGCCGTAGGTCCATACGACGGCGCAAATTAACGATACGGCCGCGATCAGGAGGCCGCCGATCTGAAAGGATATTTGAGTTGATGGCTTTCTTGGCGGAGAGAGAAGTCCTTGGAACAGTGCTTGTTCGAGCTGGAGATTTCACGTCCTGCTCGGCGGCGCGCGCGCCATGAAGTGGCACCGCTGCACATAACACAGAGACTACCATGCCGTGAAAAATCGTACTCGACAAACGGCGCCCCTGAAGAAAGCGTTTCGGCCTTTCAGCAGCGGCACGAGGGTTGCAAGTTACGATGTTGCTATCTGACAAAGGCCGCATACCTCCCGAGGTGACCCGTCATAAAACGACGTGTGCGGACAAAGGTCAATAGACTGTGCTTCTGCCACGATGCCAAGGCGAACCATCCAAGCAAGGCCGATAAGTTGCCATATAACTATCAAGCGCCTGAACCAAGGCGCAATCGTGCTGTAAGCCCAAGCGTATAAGGGGCGCACAGCGGAAAAAGATCTCTGGAAAAGACATTTTTCTCTTGCCCACATGCCCCAAGTTCTGCTATCAATTTGGATATGATGGCGGCGACGTGCAGAAAGCGCCGCAAGATAAAATGTTCAGGTAAAACAAGTTGGCAGCCGGCGTTGCAGCGCGGAACCATGTGCTCCATCGACTAAGGCATAGCCGGGAAAATAGTTTGTTGTAAGAAAAAAGTCTCTTGCCCAAACGCCCCAGTTTCGGCTATAAGGTTCAATATGATGGGAATGCAGCGTCGGGAAAAAAACTTCTGACACCGCGTTGTCGTCGAGATCTCAAATTGCCATAAGTCTTTGAACGTCCAAACCCAGTTGATGAAGCTGGCTATATTACTCGCGCTGATGCCTGAAAAATACGTTTCCGGGGACACCGGTAATGCGGCCAAAGTGGGTCACGCAGCAGTTCCACATCTTCATTCTGGACGCGCAAGTGCTGTATCGCAACCGCAGATAAACCTGGAGTTGCATAGCTCTTCAGATGCCGAGCTTGCACGAAGACTCTAGCTTATTGCAGATGGAGCAACAGATTCGCCGATGCACCCGAACATCACTGATAGAATGGGCCCGATTTGCTTTAACCCCTTTGGATCAGGAACCTGCTCGACATCATATCAAGCTCATCGAGGAATTGACCGCTGTCAGCGCAGGCGAATGTGACCGACTAATGGTGTTGATGCCGCCTGGTTCGGCGAAGTCAACCTATGCCTCGGTTCTGTTTCCGGTTTGGTGGTTCACGCAGCATCCTGCCAGTGCGGTGATTGCCGCATCACACACTGCCGACCTCGGCGCACATTTCGGACGCCAGGTGCGTAACCTCATCGCCGAGCACGAGGGGTGGCTCGGCTATGGCCTGGCACGCGACAAGCGGGCGGCGGGGAGTTGGCAGACAACACGGAAGGGCAACTACCACAGTGTTGGCGTGCGTGGTCCGATTGTCGGTCGCCGTGCGGATCTGGTGCTGATCGATGATCCGGTGAAATCCCAGGCAGAGGCGGATAGTGCGACCCAACGTGACCATGTGTGGGCGTGGTACCGGTCCGATCTGATTACGAGGCTGAAGCCCGGCGGTCGTATCGTGTTGATCATGACCAGATGGCACGAGGATGATCTGGGTGGACGGATCCTGCGAAACCCGGAGGGCTGGCGGTGTCTGTCTCTGCCGGCGCTGGCAGAGGCAGATGATCCGATCGGACGCCGTCCCGGCGATCCGCTCTGGCCGGAATGGGAGGGACATGATGCATTGGCGCGCAAGCGTGCGGCCATCGGCGAACGTGCCTGGGCGGCACTGTTCCAGCAGCAGCCTCGTCCGTTGAATGGCGGATTGTTCCGGATCGAACGGATTGCAACGCTTGAGGTTGCGCCGGCATCGATTGCCGTCGCTGTTCGGGCGTGGGATCTTGCGGCAACGGCACATGTTGATGGACGCGATCCGGACTGGACCGTCGGCGTGAAATTGTTACGCGAAGCATCTGGTGGCCTGATTGTTGCGGATGTTGTTCGACTGCGCGGTGGGCCGCGCGAGGTGGAGCAGGCGATCGTCAACAGCGCGCAGCGCGATGGCATTTCGGTAGCGGTAGGATTGCCGCAGGATCCGGGGCAGGCTGGACGAGCGCAGGTACACTACCTGACCCAGCGGTTGGCCGGTTTCCGGGTTGTGTCATCGGCGGAATCCGGAGCGAAAGCGACGCGCGCGATGCCAATAGCGTCGCAATGCGATGGCGGAAATCTTGCGATTGTACGTGGCGTCTGGAATGCGGCGTTTCTGGATGAGTTGCAAGCGTTTCCGAACGGTAGCAAAGATGACCAGATCGATGCGCTTTCGCGTGCATTCGGGATGGTGATCGAGCCAGCAGCACCGGCCCGCAACGTAAAGTTTTCGTTGCTGGAGCGATAGTCACGCCGACAATACGCCGGTAGCAGCTTTCGCTATGGAGAGCGACGAAAATTCCATTGCAACAAAGCGCGAGAGGCATCGCGACCGGACGGCGCGTGCGATTCGGCCTGATGGCGGCGCGTGAGCGCCCAACATAATCGGATGGAAAACATGGCCAACAACGATCACTGGATGGATCAAGTAGCAACACGCCACGAGACTGTAAAAACGACGAGATTGCTTTCATCGGTGGCCACAAAATTCGGTAGGGACACGGGACAATACTCCTGACCGTCAACGCATCAGGTCGGGCGATGGCCCCCTTGTTGGTGTGTTGAGTAAACCGATCGTCGCTCACAAACGCTGTTTGGAGGATTCGGAAAGTTGTTTTCTACAGTCGCCTCAACGATACCGCTGGACCGCGACTATCCGGCGCGCGTGTGGCGGCTGGAGTGTCTGCGCCGCGTGCTAAATGGCACGCTGTATGATCAATTGCCATACCAGTTCTACCAGGAACGCAAGGGGACGGACAATGACGGCGAGTATATCCCGATAGCCTCGCGCCAGCCGTCGGTGCGGTATGGACTATGCCGTCTGGTTGTCGATGACAGCATCACGTTGCTGTTTGGGGAAGGCCGGTTTCCTGGAATTGCGTGTGTCGACAATCAGTTGCAGCAAGTCGTCTCCGATATCGTCAATGAAAGCATGCTCAACCGTGTCATGCTGGACGCCGCGCTGCGTGGCTCGATCGGTTCGGTGGTGATCGTGATGCGCGTGTTCCATGGCCGACTGTTTTTCGAGCCAATGGATACGCTGTACCTGACGCCGGTGTGGCAGCTAGATGCGCCGGACACGCTGGGGAAAGTCACCGAGCGGCGCAAGGTGACGGGCGCTTCGCTGCGCGACCAGGGCTATGACATCGCGGATGCGGACCTGGGTGCCGACTTCTGGTTCATGCGGGTATGGGACCGGCAGGACGAAACGTGGTTCCTGCCATGGTTGGTTGCCGGTACGGCAGCGGTGCCGCGACGCGATCCGAGACGATCGGTGGCGCATAATCTGGGCTTCGTGCCGATGGTTTGGATCAAGAACCTGCCTGGCGGTGATGACCTCGATGGGGCATGTACGTTCAGGCCGGCGGTCGAGACAAGTATCGAAATTGACTATCAGCTCTCCCAGGCCGGACGGGGGCTGAAATATAGTTCGGACCCGACGCTGCTACTGAAGGAACCGGCGACATCCGATGGGAACCTGGTGCGGTCGGCAAGTAGCGCGATCGTGGTAAGTGCCGACGGCGACGCCAAACTATTGGAGATCAGCGGCACGGCTTCCTCAGCTGTTATTGAGTATGTCCGCACCTTGCGGGAGATGGCGCTGGAGAGCGTGCATGGCAATCGCAGCAGCGCTGATCGCGTGTCTGCCTCGCAGTCAGGCCGGGCGATGGAGTTGCTGTATGCGCCGCTTATCAGCCTGGCTGACAATCTGCGGGTGAGCTACGGCCAGGACGCGCTGCTGCGTCTGTTACGGATGGTGATCAAGGCGTCGCATGTATATCCGTTGCGTGTGTTCGGGCGGCAGGTCGCCCCGCTACCGCTGGACCAGCGGCTGGTATTGAAGTGGGGGCCGTGGTTCAGCGCCACCTATTCCGACAAGGCGCAGCAGGCGCAGGCGATCGCGACGGCCACGCAGGCACATGTGATGAGTACGCAGACGGCGGTTACTGAGTTGGCGTCGAACTATGACGTAGAGGACGTAGCGCTGGAGCTCGAACGAATAGCGGCCAAGCAGGAGTTGCCTTCAGGACGGCGCCGGCCCGATGCCGGAAACCCAGAGTTCCCCGAGGAATGATGTCTGATACACAAGTCCACGCCAGTGAGGCACCGGATGATGATGCGCCGGTAGAAGTCGCGGATAAGCCGCGCGAGCCAACGCCGTATGAGAAGAAACTGCGCACCGAGGCACGTCAGCATCGCCTGGCCCGTGTTGAGGCCGAACGGCTTCGTGAGGAGGGTATCGCCGCGGCGCGGAGTGATGCCGACGCGCGCATAGCGGCTGCGAATGCGACTGCCAACGAGCGCATCATTCGCGCTGAACTCAAGGCGCATGCGGTCAAGGCCGGCATTGTCGATCTTGACGGGCTGCGCCTGCTCGATGTCAGCAAGGCGCGCATGAATGATGCCGGCGAAGTCGAGGGCGCGGAAGCACTGATCGGTGAACTCAGGACTGCCAAGCCTTACCTGTTCGGTGGTGCGTCGAGCAGCAGCACCGCCAAACCGCCGGCCGAACAGGTTCCTTCAACGAAGAAGGCCAAGGAGATGACGCAGGACGAGTGGCGCGCGGCCCGCGCCGCAATCATCAAGCGCCGCTGACTCTACCATCCCCATCTTTCCGGGGAACGGACGAAAACGCCTATCGGGGTTCGACACCCAGGGGCTCGCACAACCGCATAGCGAGGACCCTACAACATGGGCATTTCCAATTTTCCCGCCACCCTGCAGCCGATCATCCAGCAGGGCTTTCTTGAGCGCGAATTTGAGGAGGCGCTGCAGTCGAAGCTGAGTTACCGATCGATCGCAGATCGTGAGGAATTCGCCATCGGCATTGGTGAAACCTTGACCAAAACCCGGGCGGGGTTGAAGGCTTCTGTTACCACCCCAATGGCGCCCAGCACCAATACCAATCTTGATAACGGCCTAACGCCGGCCTACGAGAGTGTAGAGCAGTACACGATTTCGATCAACATGTATGCAGCGACGACCGACCTCAACATGGTGACCACGCGGGTCGGTATAGAAGGGCAGTTCCTGCTGAATGCCAAGATCAACGGCGAGCAGGCCGCCCGGAGCCTGGATGATCTGGCGCGCAACGCCTTGTTCAGCTCCTATTTCGGCGGCAACACACGAGTTATCACCACGCTCGCGTCGGCCGGTCCGACCATTCATGTCGATGACGTGCGTGGTTTTCAGTACGTGTTCGGGTTCAGTGGTCTCGGTAGCATAGCCAGCGGGTCGCAGTCCCCGACGCAGCTGTCTGTGTCGAGCAGTAATACTATGCTCTGCACTGTCGGCGCGGACGCCTACACGCTGATCGGTGTGACCGTTGACGGCACCAATGTTAGCAGTACGCCGAACGGTTTCAGCGGCACTTTGACGTTTTCCACCAGCGTGGCGGTTGCCGACGGGACAGCGGGCAACACGGTGCAGGCATCCAATGCATCCAGCATCGTACGTCCGTCCGGCCGCACCAACACGTCGCTGATCCAGGCCGCCGATACCTTGACGATGTCGAACCTTTTGGATGCGGTCGCTACGCTGCGCAAGAATGCGGTGCCGGAGATCGGCGGCGTATACAACTGCCACCTGGATCCAGTTTCAGCCAGGCAATTGTTCGCCGATCCTGACTTCAAGCAGTTATTCCAGGGCGCCACATCGGCAAACCAGATTTTCCGTGCCGGCATGACAAACGACTTCCTTGGCCTGCGTTTCATGCCGACCACGGAAGCTTTCGTTCAGGCCAGCCCGACGGTCAGTGGGTTGAATATTCGCCGCCCGATCATTTGTGGCCAGGGCGCGCTGGTTGAGGGAACCTATGCCGGCATGGCAGCTGCGGATGTTGCGCCGGCTGACAGCATCGTCAGCCTGGTGGACAATGTGGCGATGGTGACGCGTGAGCCGCTCGATCGGCTGCAACAGATCATCGCGCAGTCCTGGTATTGGATCGGCGGCTACTGCACGCCGTCTGACGTCACCACCACGACTTCGACCATCCCGACGGCAACGAACGCTGCCTACAAGCGGGCCGTCATGATCGAGCATGCGGGTTGAAACTGATGGCACGCGCAACGACAAGCGGTGAGGTGGCGGCTGCCAAAGTCGCTACCCCGCCAGTGGCGGCCACCACTGGCGTCCACGTCGGGCTGCCTCTGGAGAGTTATGCCGTGATATGGAACGGCTGCGTAATCAGCCACAGCAAGGGTCTTCGCATGTCCTGCGAGACGGCCCTTAAAGCAGTGCTGCAGGCTACCGATAAAGCCATTACCTGGGAGAGTTGATCATGGCCAACTCGGCCATCTACTTGGGCGACCAGCAGACTGTGCACTCTGCCATGGGCAATGGTGTGGTTATTGAAGAGACACCGGCAACCATGGACGCACTTGGATTACCGAGCGGGATCGCTGACTATGTGTTCAGCGCGGCCTGGACGCAAGTTTATAATGGCGAAACGCTTTCTTTTCGACCTGCCGTTCCCTATGCGGTTGATGCGGCGCTTCTCGCCGCCCTGACTGGTGCCGGTGCACCGATTGCGGCGGCTTGATCATGAGCACAGGGGCAATCCAGCCGTTTGAGCCGATCGCGACCGTGACGGTTGCGGCGACTACCAGTAGCGTCGCGGTGGTCCTCCCGCCATCGGACGCCATATTGGTGTTCAACAGTACAAGCGCCGTCGCGTTCGTAGTTATTGGCAGCGCCAACGCGACGTCGGCGGGAACCCCGGTTCCAGCGGGCGGGCGGCAACTGTTTGGGGGCGGACCATACGTTGCCTCGGCCGCCGTCGTCCTGGCAAACGGTTCGGGGAGTGTATACTTCACCGCGGGACAGGGGACGGCATACTGATGGCCAACTTCTTTAGCGGATACCTGGCCCAAGGCACGGGAACGGGGAACTCGTTCGTCGAAAACACAACGAGCGGCTACGCACGGCAAGCGGTGACTTTGGCAACGCTAACCTTTGGTCAGACGGGCCTCAATGCAGGCGTCACCTTCCCGGGGCTCGCGGCAGCGTTCACCGTAACGCAGCGCGCCCTATATGACGCGGCAACGGGCGGCAACCTGATCATTTGGTGGGCGCTGCGAAACCCACTTTCAATTTCTGCCGGAAGTACCGATACGCTTGCGTCGGGGGCATTCAGTCTCTCGTTCCCTGATCTGGTAACGTTCTTCGGATCAACTGCTCTGCAGTGGACGACGGGTACGATTGTCGGTTCGACAAGCATGTCGACGCCGATCACTGCGGGTGTGACGATCGCGTATACCGACGGCACGATGGAGGCCAGCAGCGCGGCCGGGCTTGGTGGCGGCAGCGGTCTCGGTTTTCCGGGTGGCATCGGACTATCTAGCGCGGCGGGATCGCTGGTTTCGATCGGCACGGGGCTTACACTCGCTGGTGGTGTTTTAAGTTCAGCGGGAACGGCCTACACTTTCAGTACCGGCCTTACCAACTCCTCCGGTACCGTTACAGTGAATTTCGGTAGTACAGCCGGTACGGCGGCGCAGGGTAATGATAGCCGCCTGGCGCTCGCCAGCGCAGCCCTCCAGCCAAGCGCTCTGCCGGCTACAACGCAGTTATATGGGGGTAGCAACGCTGCCGGTCAGGCGGTCGCGATCACGGTTGGCAGCAATCTGACGTTATCCGGAACGACACTTTCCGCGACGGGTGGAGGCGCATCATTTCCTGGCGGCACGGGCTTATCGAGCGCGACCGGCACGCTTGTTACCATCGGCAGCGGACTTACGTTATCCGGTGGGACGCTTGCAAGTGGCGGCGCTGCACCGTCGGTATCCAGCACATTCACGCCATCACTATACATTGCCGGTAGCGCCAGCGGCGCCACCTATACGACGCAGAGCGGCCGCTATTGGCAGAATGGCGCGCTGACGGTTTTCACCCTCGATATTGAATGGTCGGCGATGGGCAGCACGAATGGCACTATCACGATCACCGGACTGCCGGCCGCAGCTTCCGGCGGTTGTGGGCAGCTTGTGGTGGCAGGCTATGGGGTGACGGCGAGCGGCCCTGTCTACGGGGTTGTGAACACGTCTGGCGCGTTGACGTTGCTCATCGGAAGCGGCGGAACCGGGTCGACAGATGCTGCGGTCAGCAGCGGCAACCTTGCAACGGCGGGTGGTTTTATCGTCACCGGCTCGTACTTCACAGCATAGGCGGAAATCATGGCCGGTCCTCTTGGAGTCAATGCGAAGCCTTTCAGCGGCGCCTATCCCTCGAAGAACAAGGTTCCCTGCAACTACAGCCGCTGGATGAACTTCGGCTTATCCAACGGTACAACCGGCATTGGCGGAACCAGCCGCGTGGCGTTCGTAGCGCCCTACGCGATGCACGACCTCGTTGTCGATTTCTATAACATCAACGAGAACAATGGCGAAACGGTAGCGAACCAGACGTTTGGCTTGATCTTCCGTGCGGTGCTGGAGTACCCTGCCAACACATTCTATTTCCTGACGGTCAATGGCCGGGGATCGCCATACCCCGGTGAAGAAGCCCTGTATCTTAACATTCTC